TCAATCACGTTGCCTCCAATCATCAGGTTTATCACGTTGAAACCAATCTCTAATATCTTCTGCGCTATCAAATCCCGTTTTGTAATTGGATGGGTCGGGATCACCTAACCCCATCCTATTCATAAAATCATCCATACTACCTTCTTGAATATCTTGTGAAGATTGTCTTCGTGCTTTCTTCAACATTTCATTTGCTGTAGTATTTGCTTTGGCAAGTTTCTGTACCCAAACCATATCATCAAGTTTTACTTCTTCTCCATTAGCAATACATTTACAAATAAATTCAAGTCGAAGACGATATGTAGTAGATAACATAAGTTTATGTTTCGTTATTTTTATTTATTTCTGCTATCAACTCTTTAGATGTTTTGAGTGAGCGTCGATAAACAATATATTTTACCACAGGATTAGCAGGATTGTTAGTCAACCACCAGATCTGGCGTTTAATGTTTGCTCTCACTAACTTAAGCACAAAATAAAAAGCAGCGGCAACATTATCATTAGTTAAAATGATGAATGATACCACTGCAATTATTATGAACGAGGGAGTCAATTAAACTCCTCATAACGTCTCGTTTCAAGATATTCAATCATTTCTTGCCTCCACTCCATCAACTCATAAAAGCACTCTTGATTGTGAGCACAACCACGGAGACGACTGTCAGGTTTGATAACACTTTCAATCATCAGACCAAGTGCATCACGTCTTTTTTGTTGTTTGCTGCAACTCATTTTCTTTTCTTTCTTTTAATGGTTTTCAGTTGGTTGTTGATAAAATCAATAGATTGTTTGTAAGTGTTCAAAACCTTAACTTGTTCACCATTATGTATGATGATGAATTTTTTTCCAAAAGGAATTGCTGCCCACATACCATCGTTAGTGCAGTAACCCAGAGGATTGCCAGGTTTTGGTTTAAGGATGTTTGGATTAGCAATAAATGGTTTCTGAAACTTACTCATTAAAAAATTGCGGTAACACTAACAACCGTGCATCCAGGATTGCGAGCGAGTGCAACCTTTTTAGCATCGGAATAATCAACGGCGACTACTTTTTCTTCAAAAACAGTGCCTGCCTTGAACAGAGTAACTTTGCAACGCATGATAAATTAGCGACGGATAATGGAGATTGCAGGTTCACCCTGCTGGAACACGGTGTCAACAACCGCCTGAACGCTTCTGGCGGTGCCTACACCCACTCTATCATAAACTGGCACACAAACCAACCCAAAGGTTTTCTGAGCGCCTCCTAGGCGAATTACACGCCCGATAGACTGGGAGATACCAATGTAATCCATGTTTCTCATAAACAGCACAGCATCTAATCCTTTGACATTGATGCCTTCGGAGAGAATAGAGTGGTGCATAACAACAAACCGTTCATCATTTGCACCCCAAGTATTCAAAGTTTTGAAAAACTCCTCACGGGTAACTTTTTTACCGTTGATAATTGCTCCTGTTTTAGATGTAATTAGCATCCAGTTGTAACCTCTTGCTTGAAGTTCAACGCAAAAATTACTCTCAGAAACAAGACGAACAATTTGCTTTGTAGAACGTGCAGCGATCAAAATTTTATTAGGATTTTGATCATCTATTGTTTCAAGCAAATTCGCGGAATCAGTTTGCTGATATTCTCCTCTTGGCAGTTCTTTGACAACGACTCTTGGAGGTAAAATGTAACCTTCAGAGACAAGGTGAGGAGCACCAACACTACAAATAACTTGTCCATAAACTTCACCATCATTCATTCCTGGTTTGAATACTGTAAGACTATGCTTAGGAGTAGCAGTAAAGAAGTAGCAACGATTAGCATCGTGAGAGAAGAACTCAGTAGCAGGGAAAAAGTTACGTTGCACACTGTTGTGTGCTTCATCGAAGTAAATCGTGTCAACGTGAATACCACTCTCCTGAACACGATGTAGGGAGTGATAGGTAGTAAAGATCAGTTGATTACGATATGCTTGACGATGCCAGTTAGCAATCAGTGCAGGTTTAGTGCTACTGAAATGCTCAGTTTCACCACTGTGAACGTGATAAACAGCAGCGTTGTCGATAACCTCAAGAAACTCTTTACAGAGTTGTTCTGCTAGAAGAATACGAGGAGCAACCACGACAATAGTGGTAGAACCAACTTGATCAAACTGTTGCTTAGCATCGTTGATCATACACATAGTTTTGCCACCACCCGTAGGGATGATGACCTGACCCTTGTCGTGATTCTGCATCGCTTCCAGTGCTTCTTGCTGGTGTGGGCGAAGGGTGATCAAGTGGTGTCCTGTTCAGTATGGATATATTATAGCAGAAAACCGCCCACCAGGAAACCCAGTGGACGGTCTGTAAATTGGTTTTATTATTTCAGAGCGTAAACTCCCGGTTCACCTTCAGAGAAATACATAATCAGATGATTAGATTCCTTCAAGCGTTGAACATCCCTACGAATAGTTGCTTCGGGTGTGTTACTAAAAGGATTTTTTTTCCTCATAATAGGCACCATTACATCATAAACATCAGTGAGGTAGAACTTTTCTCCAACATCAAATGTGAGTTGAAGAACATTAAGAAGGCGTTCGCGATTTAACATTTTCAGAGTTTAACGCACGTAGAACCATCATAACCTGCGATCTGAGGAGCACGGAATCCAAACTCAATCAAAGAACGCAGGCGACTGTTGGCAGGATCAAATTCTTCAAGTGATGTAATCACCCGATAAACTTCCTGCATACGATATTTTGCTCGTTCACGAAGTGCATTTGCATCTTTGATGTTATTGAGAGTGAAATAAAAGTGGCAATAAGTCTTAATTCCACGAGAAGCACAATCAAAAAATACTGGAAGAAAATCTCTCAGAAAAACTTTTTGACTCGCCTCATAAAGGCGATGTACTTCTGTTGTGCCTTCATCCAATTTGTAGTCCGAATCACGAATGATAAATCCCTTCTCCAAAACCAACATATCGATGAAATCTTGGCGTGAAGTAGAGACCAACCAGGCAGATTTACCTGTATTGTTGTAGATACTCTTCTTGAGATCTGTCCGCATCCGCTTGGTTTCATTAGCGGCAAACTTATCAACCCAGGCACTTACAAGTTCAGGAGTGATTTGAATGTTTTCATTCTTTTTTCGTTGAACGAAAAGAATACCCCGTGCTTTGTAGTCCTCAAAGGCAGAAGAAGTACCTTCTGGTTGAGGTTGATAAAGAAGACCAAGTTCGTCGATTACATCACCAACTGAGAAACCATCTTTGACGCGAAAAACGTCAACAGGCATCCAAGAGTAACCGTTATCGCGATACCATTTACGGCGATTGTTGCCATTGATAAGCCAATCTTCACCCTCAAGCATCATCGGAGGGCGAGAACCGTGTTTCCACCCTTTCGACATCTGTTTGTCAACAGTTTCATAAGATGCCTTCGTGATGCCACGAAAACGTCCTACATTTTCCTTTCCAGGTTTCTGAATAGTGTTGACATTAACCGCTCTGGTTTCGACAAATTCAACGGTTTCGTAGAAATCAGGATCAGTTCCATAACCACGAATTTCTTCAACCAGACTCATAATTCCACCATCAGAGGGGTGATTCTGGTATTGTGACGGCATTTCGATACCGTCAATCTCAAAATAGGATTGCATAGTAAAAGTTCGGCAAATTGTCCAGTTCGGTCTTGGCAGTGTGCCTCAACCACAAATGCAATATACGATGAATCCGCTGCCCCGTCAACCCCTGTATGATTAGAAGAACTTATCTAACCCAACTGGTTCACCAAAGGAATAGTCATACTCCAGAGCATCGGCACAGACATAATGTCGATGTGTTACAGGTACGCCCAACCGCTCACACAGTTCCGTATGATTGTCCTGCATCATTTCCACAGCATATAACATATTCTCTAAGATATGTTCTTCGCTATGGTATTGTGACAAACGACTTTTTAATCCAACAAGAAAGTTACCACAACCAGCAGAGTTGTCGATAAATGTGCTGCTAGGATCTTTCAGCAGTTCAATATCAATCTCATCAATCATTTGCTCAACAAGTTCCATCGGAGTGAAAACTTCTTGAGTCTCTTTGATACGTTCATCTGAACGATCAATCGAAGATCCTACCTTTTGATTGTGCTTGTTCTTTGCCATACTTTTCTTCAAGACATTTTGTGTAGGTAGTAATCAAATCATTCTTACCGAAATGATACCTGCCGTTGCATTGTGATGCAGCAGCACGAAACTTATCTGCAAATTCTACCATATCTTTTACAACTTTCATATCTCGACAACGCAAGAAATGATGTCCCTTTGCATAGTGGACAAAGTTTTCTGTTTTTACTCTACCACTTGGTCCACAACCATATTCACCAACAAAAACATTTGCTTCTGCTCTGTTCTCGTAGGGTAGAAACTCAAAGTCTGGATGTTCACTCATCATAGGTATCTCACCCACACCTACTTCAAATCTCGATGAGTTTTTTACTTCCCAGTGTTG